TGCCGCCTTCGATTTCAGAAACACCGTAGGCATTTTTTCCGACGATAAATGCTGAGTAGTAGCCTCCACTTACGTAGCCATTTGAAGACGCCAACCATCTCACACGGCCTGTAGAGCCCCATTCCGCTTCCATAACTGGCATTTGCATGCCGTATTCCTGAGTGGAAACGTAGTTGCTCATTGAAGCGATGTCATCAGTGATATCTGTATCAACAAGACCAAAGTATGAAGGAGGAATAGGAACTGTGCCATTGCCTGAAGAGGCTGTGACTACGTTGGAGATCATTCCAGCGTTGTTTCCCATTAAAGTTTTCACCACTCCATTAACGTCAAAGGCGGTGATTTCTGTTGCAGTAGCATCTCCGTTTACACCACTAGAGGCGTTCACGTTTGTGAGCACTGAAGCAAGAGTGTCGCGCACAATTGCGTCGATTGTCTCGCCAAACTGCTGCCCTAGTAGTTCCACAGCCTCTATAATAACTGCGTCTTCCACTGTGAGATCGACTACGTCTGAGATCTCTATGAAGTCACCATATTGAGAATAAACAGCGTCTAGGTCTGTCTTAGCAAGCTGTGACCCCGCTGGACTCTGGCCTTCTGCCAATGGCGTAGTTGCCAAAGATAGGTTGGAATATCTTCGAAATCTGATGGAATTTCCAGACTTTTTATTGATGTTTCTCTTCTGTCCAAAGAGAGAGTGAATGAGGTGCGGGCGCGCTCTCATCAAAAGCAAACGGTCATAGGTAGCAGAGACTGCTGCCGATACCTGAGTGGTGGTTGTTTGGGCCATTTTGGTTCTCCAAAATTATTACCCTTTCGCTTTCACCATTGCTATGCGCTTTTCGAACTCATCTTGTGGCATATTCCAGACTTGATCCATGGCATTGAGAGCGCTAGAGCCTGTTGTGGCCTGACTTGCAGACCCGGGCTTCTGAGAGTTCTCTACCATTCTTTGCGCTGCTGCAACCTGAGACGCTTGTGGCTGCTGCGTGTGCATCTTGCCTAACTGATATGCCAACAACTGGGGGTTACTTGAGCTGCTTATCGCTGCCGAAAGTTCAGGGTTGGTTTCTGCAAGTTCTACGGCATTCCTGACTGCTTCGTCATAATCTGAATGCTGTGAGCGCATTGCCATCAATGAAATCTTCCTCTCTTGGGCCTGGAGAGCATTTTGCATCTCCCTTTCCTTCTGAGTAAGCATTGAGGACATTGTTCTCTTGAAATCAGCGCCTGTCATTACGTCATCTTCATTGATGTCATCCAGCGGAGAACGCGCACTTTCTTGCGGAGCTTGTTGCTGTTGATTCATGTAGTTTTGGTAAACTGCCAGTTGCTGATCTCTTGTATCGCGGTCTCTTCTGAGTTCCTCGATAGCTTTTTTTTGCTCAGCCATAGTGCTCTGAGCTGCCTGCCAATTGATTTGCTGGTTTCCCTGCTCTTCTGTAGCTGGCACTTGCGGATCGGCGACACCCTCTTCTACGCCCGTCTCATCTGTCATGTATTTCCTTTTTAGAGCCCAATTTCGACATCAGTGGCTTCCTGATACCTAATACATAATTCACTTGTTATATTATTGCAAATTTTAGTGACTAAGGCGCTTAAACAGCGAAACCGTTTGCGTTAAACTATGTTTATTGGCATGTTATTTGTGCTTCATTTATTAAAATTGAAGCGTGTTGATAGAAAACTTTAGTTACACGGATGTGAAAATGAGCTTTGTTACCGATATTGACTTTGAAAAATACTCTACTGCTTTAGATTTGGCGCAAGATGGGTCTACAAAAAGAACCGTTCATTATGGTCTTTTTAAACATCTTCCAGGAAACCGCCCCCTCTCAATGAACCATGTAAAGAGGCTAGCGGACTCTATAGCCACTAGAGATTTGAGCTACATTAAGCCAATAATAATAGATAAAAATGGGGTTGTTATTGACGGGCAACACCGAATCGAAGCGCTCAAGATGCTAAATAAAGAAGTCCATTATTTGGTTATGGTGGATTCTGAAAATGATGATCTAATCGTACTAAATAACAACACCAAAGAGTGGCGTGGTGAAGACTACGTTAACTATTTCGCCAAAAATGGCAATGTCGAGTACCAAATGCTAGACAACTTATGCAAAGAGTCTGGGTTTTCAATTACAGTAGCTGCTACTTGGATGTCTGACTCTGGGTACCTAAATAGAGAGGCTTTTAAGAATGGGTCGTTTATTTGCAGCAAGTCCCCTGCTGTCTTTCGCGCATTCAAGCAAGCCGTCACCATTTACGATCAGTGCATCAAGAGCGGTACCATAAAGTCAAAGAAGTCTAATGCTAAATACCTGCCTCAAGCAATCAGGATGATTTTAATATCGAAATACTCCGACAGTGAAAGATTTATAGAAAAAATGTCTTCTCATAATTCCGTAATTCCACTTTTTGCGAGTCGAAACGAGTGCCTGCTTTCCCTTGTTGGGATCTACAATAGCAAGCTGCGTGGTGGAGGGAAACTTGTGGTCAAAACCTGCGGTATATGGAATACTTTAGAGCGAGAAGACGGCTTAACACACGAGAGAGGGTTTTTCGCCAATGACAAATACTAAAGTTGAAGAGCTCTGGAAGGTTGGCGATGTTCTACAGATCAAGCCTGACCATGGAATGTTTGGGGGCTGCTTTTTGATCGTAACGGAGCGCTTATCATCAGGGGCTCAGGGGTTTATCAATGTTCCTGGAGAATCTGGAGGATCGGCCTTTCTAAGAGTCGCATTTAAAGATGCGGAGCGCATTGGCAAGGCTGCATGGTCTCCAGAGAAAGGTTATGGCGCGGGCGGTGAGGTCAACGAAATTAGCAACCGGGGTTCTTAGATGCCAAAAATTTGCGTGTTTATTGTCTGGGTCATCATCTGGCAATGCCTAGCCTCAATCATCATGAAACAACCAGTTAAACAGAGTGCAATCAATGCGGTTGCCATTATTTTTATATATCTAACAATCCAAATCACAATGGGAACTTTATGATTGACCAACTACTTGTTGCAGCCGTTTTATTAGGGGGATCCATAGAAGAAGTGGACTCACATGAGAGCCTGACAACTGAGGATGTCGTAGGCTTTTTGACCAGAGAGGAGCGCGATAAAATCTACAGGGCTATCCATTTAGCAGTCAACAAGATGAACCGCTATATGGATCTGTCTGAGCAAGAAGCTAACCTGATCTTCGATGTGAAAATTAGGAACGCAACTCTAGGCTGTATCCAGGGTTGCATCTCTGGCCTTGCGACAAGAAATCCATATGGCGTGGTTATTAGTGGCTGCCTAGGTGGATTTGCCAACATTGCTGGGGATTCCTACACGCATTTTTGTAGGTCCAGGAACTACGTGCGCCAAGCCAAGATCTACGGCCTGGTAGCTGACGAGCTGCAAGAAAGACTCTGGAGAGACTAGATGTTTCCATCTGAAATTAGAACTGGGTTTGATGTAGACGCACATTGCGCGAGAGACAAGACGCAAACCTTCATCAGGAGCTGTGTGATTGCTCCTGAGAAAAAGAATGACTTGATCGGAGCTTGCGCCTTAGAAGTTTTGAGCACTAACTATTTTGAGATCTCAGAGAACTGGAAAAATGTTGGGTGGGTATTAGACAAACCTGTTTTTTATCGAACTGGGGTTGTCCGTTTGGAAGGCGGGCGCATGCTGGGGGAATATGGTTGGTGTGCTGCTTTAATCAAGTTGTCGAAAGAGTAAACCAAGGAAGGCTATTGTGATTATCTCCATGGAAGATTCCATTGATGAAAAGGCTATAAGTGGAGCAACTATTTGCGTAGACGAACTTGCTAAAGCACTTTTTATTGCGCAATCAAAAGGCTCTTCCTATTCAGATCAATGCAACGCTCTCATGACTGTTTTAGTTGTGGAAATGTCCAAAGCTAAGATGGGCAAGGAACAGTTTATATGGTATCTAGGCGATTGCTACGACTTGCTAAATGGAGCCAAATAAAAATGGAAGAAGTTCAATATGTGCGCTGCCCAAACTGTGGAACAGTTCACCATTTAGACGACTATGGAGAGGGCGCGAGCAATTGCAACGGCTGCTTTTGGCACGCTTCCAACATGGTGCCAGCTGATATTGGAGGCGCAAAGAATCATCCAATTCTTCCTGGGATAGACCGAACTCAATATCAGATGGGCGCTTATCGAACCTAGTTAGCTCAAGACGATAGATCCCTCGATGCCAGCCATAGAATCGTGAACATGCTCAAGAGGAGTATTAGGATCGAGAAGCCGTGGGTCGAGTTTAATATCAAAAGGAAGGTCCCATACTCTAGTTAGTGTGCCTCTGACATTATCTACTAGCCATAGAACAGTTCCAAGCATTTTTGGGGGCTTTCGGCTCATAAGCATGTAAGTGGACTTCATGATATTGGAGTCATTCCCGCGCCAATTAGAACTCTTGAACACGTAGTAGCTACGCTTCTTTCCATTGGTGTTGATGATATTCTCTAGCTGGGCAGCTTCTGTAGCTTCCATTTGCATGCGCACGTCACGTAGCAGCATTCTCACACCTATCTATAATTTCCTTTGAGAGAGACAAGATAGCAGAGTACGTTGTTTTGTCAACTGGCACTAGAGAAGAAGCAAGCTTTCCATTGCAAAGAGCGCCTATGTCTCTTGCTATGGTGGCTATGATCTTCTCTTGCGCGAGATGTTCCTCGCGGACTCTCTTTGATGAAATGCCTGGCATTTGTTCTCTTTTGTTTCGCGCCAGGGAACGGGTCTACCCTTCGAGAGTTAAGTTAATGGTGATATTTCCAGAAGCCCCCGCGCCAGTGACCTGCTTAGCCTTTAGCTGAACACCTTTAGCTATGAGAAGCTTCTGCTTCTTGTCTTCGAAAGCTCTTGAGGAACAGGACAAACCAGCCGGAACTATAATGCTGTCTGAAGATCCATCTAGAGAGATGATGGCGTCAACATCGCTAGTATTATATGCGGTGAACTCCACACACTCATCACTTAAGACTGTGCCTATGCTAGAAAAAGACGCTCCTAACCCTGTTGCCGCGAATGTTTTATGCTCGTATGTTCTAAGTCTACCCATGATATCCCCTTGTTATTTCTTCTAAGTTATGATGCAGCAACATTTTGCAACTGCGCTTATTTTATTGTCTTCTTCTTTCTGCTCAGTGGGCTGTAGAACCTCAAGTTCCACGTCTACAGTGGCGCTATCGTGATCCACCTTAGAGCAGCAATTGCTCTTTAGCTGGATTAAAGTTGACCATTTTGATCTCTCAGCGTCTATGATGGATGGTGTTTTTAGTGTCATCGCCCTTGATAAACCCCTTCGCCACTAGGAACCGCTTGCGAGAGCGCTATTGTTTCCTGGCTAACGTCTGATGATTGCTTGATGATCTTATCTGAAATAGCCTGTTGAGTTGCTTGTTCTTGCGCCTCTAGCTGGTTCACAAAATCAAGGACTTTCATAACCCTATCATCCTGCAAGGAAGCTATCTCGCTTATTGTTTTCGCCCTAGCAAGAGCAGCCTGCGCACGATTTTCAGCTGCCTCACTAGAACGTTCTTCGGATAGGGAGAGATCAGAAATAACCCTAGCGCGTCTTTCAGCTGCAAGGCTTAGGTTCGATACGGACTGACTATTGGCTAGTTCTAGCGCCATTGCTTCTTGCTGAGCAATCTTAGCTTGCTGCTCCTGCGCAACCTGTGCGCGAGCTTCCACAGCTTCTTTGATCGCCTTCTTATCAGTAAGAGGCATGAAGTCGATGATAACCTCATCTGGAATATCAACACCCATTTGCTTAGCCTGCAAGAGCTGAGTGTAGGCAAGGGCTTTCTGCGATGGGGTCTCAAGAGCTTCCTCAACTGAGATATCGTATTTGCCGAATGACTGGTTAAGAAGCTCCTCTGTCGGCTCCCTTCCTGTGATTCGCGCAAACTTCTCTGCTCCCCAATTGGCTTGCATGACCTGCAAAATCTTGCTGCCTACGAGCTTTTGCGAGAGCCTGAAGTTATCGAAGAGGTCTTGCAACACGGTGAGACCAGCGCCTTGACGTAGCTTTGCAAGAACTCCGCTCATCTGCAAATTTCCATCATCTTGCTGACCGAGTAGCTCATCGGTGATGCCTGCAATCTCTACAATGTCTTGATCGAAGAGCTGCGAGAGGTTAAATAGCCCAGCTGGAATATCCGGTGGCTGGATCTTTTGAGCATCTTGCATCATGGATCCATCCTTCATCCATATAACCTTTCCTTGCCCGGATTGGTACATATCTCCTGGGTTTACAACGCTGTTCTCCATAGCCTGCCAGCCCGTGTTTATCTGGCTGTCGATGATATCCAGCATCTTAGAGCGTCTCTTATTCGCCTCTGTTTGCGGGTCTCTTGAGCAGCGGACAAGAGATTGCAGCTTCAGGGAGTAGTCGCCTGAATGCGCGCTCGAAAAGAATCCGCTATAGTCGCCACCGCCAGGGGTGTTCTCGCCAAAAGAAGAAGAGTTGGAATTGTATTCAGGATCCCAGAAAGCCATAACAGGAATATGAGGGAAGTCGCGGATATTCAAAGGATCTTCGCCCGTGTACATGAGCTCATTTTCTATGAAGATGTTAAGCTCAACAGTGCCCACGGTCTTATTAACTATGGATATTTGAGGGAGCTGCGCTGCAAAGGCTTCGAGCTTGCGCCTGTCGATCTTTGAGGTATCAAACTCTCGTGTCTCCCCTGTCTCCCTGTCGATAAGAACCTTGATCTGCTTGGTCTTGCGGATCCAGAATTCATCGTACTTGAGCACGCTTTTGTTCTTTCCTGCATATGAGTGCTGCATGCCAGAAAAGGATCCGTCCGCGCCTTTTGGATTGATCTTGTCAATCTCATCGGAGCGAAAAGGGAGCAGCTGCTTTGCAGCGTCTTTAGAGAGAAGCCTACGATGTAGAATGTACTCACAATCTGAGAGGTCTCTCTTTGTAAAGCGCGGATCTAATAGAACAGCGTTGTAGGGGATGCGCCCTAACTTGATATCTCCATTGATCATATCATC